AGATCTACACTCTTTCCCTACACGACGCTCTTCCGATCTAAGAACATGTAATAGATGACCTCATCCACACCTATGCTCTGCCCCAGCCATACCCAACGGTACTGTTTCTCATCTGCCTGGCGCATGACCTCAGCGGAATCAATCAGGTCCTGTCCCAGCCAATCAGGCGGCACATCCCGATAATCCGTATGGATATGAATACAGTCATCGCGCTGCTCCATCTTACGGCACCACTTATTGATGGGGGCATTTGGATTCTTCGGAGGATTGTATAGATAAATCATTTGGAATCCACCGTGGTTCCCACGGATGAACGTTGCCTCAATGTTTGCCAGTTCATCCTCGCCCTCGCCGTCATCAAAAAACTCGGTCAGTTCGTCCAGGATAACCAACTTGATAGGCTTATCTTCGTCAATGATTCCCTTTGTATCGTCAATGCCATCGGAACCAGCGAAGTACATTGTTGTTCCGTACTTTTTATAGGTTATCTCCATGGGTGACTTCCCGATCTTGAATGCGCTCTTTTTGATGCCCAAACGATTGATGCCGCGGAGCATCTCCTTGTATACAGTCTTACGCAGTTTGTTGTGATGCTTACGCAGGACCACTACGGAGCCGTTCCTATCACTGATTAATTGATAGTCAGCCCGGACAGCTGCATAGCTTGACTTCGTGCCGGCGCGCCCGGATGTCAGTATGATGTGCTTGTGCCTTGTATCGTTAAAAATCGGTAGGTATTTCGGTATCACTATCTCCGATATCTTGACCTGTTTCTTTGGGCGCATCGTTCACCACCTCCACGCCGTCATCCTCCTCCGGGGATGTCTCCCGACGCATCCGCTCTGTGTCTGCTTTTAACTGTTCCATCCGTATTTTCTGCTCCTCAAGGTCCGTCTCGGATTTGGAAGTCTGCCCCAACACGTCCTTGATAGCCATGAAAGCCTTCACATCCCCGCGCATGGCCTTTTCAATCATGGCCATAGTAATAATCTCCTCATAGGTGCTTTCGCCCCCATCAGCACGCAATATATCAGACAGGCCTTCAACCTCAACTTTCATAGTCAAAAGCCGGTTCATTGTGTCTCTCATGGCGGCCTTTCGCCTCCGGGCCTCGCCGGATGCCTTGCCGCCTGCTATGGCAATTTCTCGCTGTTCCCTCGCTGTTCGCTCATGGAAACCATGCCCATTTAAGTTTTCATTGTTTGCCATCACCTCACCTTCCAATCCTGGCTATCCTCTCCGCAAAAGGAGGACCCGGGCGCCCTAAGTTTCAGACGCCGGGAAATGGGTAAAGAAAGGGCACCCATTGCTGGATGCCTCTCTTGCTTTTCTTCGATGATATCATAATATCACGGAAGTGCCCCTTCGTAGTTACCCACTTTTCATCTTTTTTGCGAAAGTAGGTAAAAGAAATATCTTCTGGACTCATAAAATTGCCTTCTCCCGGTCGGTACATTCAACCACTCATACGGAATACCCTCTGTCACATTCTTAATCAACCATTGGTAGATATCTGCATCGGCCTCCATGGCTGTCTGTTCTATCAGTTCAATATCCGTCTGCAGCATGGCATTATGTATCGCCGTACGTTCCACCGGATTCCCTGGCATATTTCCCTTTGGCATCCCGTCATTAATAACAGCCCCCAGACCATACCCCCTATGTAGTTCCTGTTTTTTCTCCTCATACTGCATACAGAAGTATTTCAGCTCATTATACTTGGCACGGGAAATGTTATAATCGCTTAGCTTCATGTCCCGCTTTCTGACCTTGTCCATCGGTATCACCTCTCCTTCCGCTCATCCTTGGATACCACAATTGGTATCTTACTCAAATCGTACTCGCATCCCTTCAACGCTTGCGTCACCCTGTCCCACTCATCGGCCTGTTCTGACGCGTTCTCGTCATCCACCCTCACAAAGGTATATCGCTTCTGGTACAGGATACCCACATCACTGTAATGCTCTATCTGCTGCCGGTGCCGGATGCCCAGCATTACCATCAGCTCCGCTGCTCTGTACCGGCCATCATACCGACCACAATCATACAGGTCATAGTACACAGGTCTTGATGCCATGTATCATCACTCCCCCTTCGGCGGCCGGCGCAGCTCCGGGACCGGGCACAGGCTGGTATACATGTAGGCCGGAGCCGTCCGGATGCGCTCCTTGATGGCCTCGTCAGCCTGGGCGGCCAGAGCCTTGCTGCGGTCGATGCGGCTGACCTTGGCCCGCTTACTGTCTGCCTTCTTTCTCAATCAGATACCTCCTCCGTCACCGCATCCACCATTGGAAATACATTTTCCATTCTGATAATCATAACATCCTTCGCACGGGTTAATCTCTACTTCATGTGTGCGGTCATCCCAAAAATTATAATCCATATATAACACCTCTAAATGTTAATTTACTTGTTCCCAATACCATTCAACCCGTTGCATGACAATTTCTTTTATATCATCTTCGATTTCTTCATCTGTCATCTCGTCCGGATATTCCAGCTCATCCTCTACATCAGTACCAGCGTATCCATAATTAGCTTTATATTTTATTTTTTTCATTTTCCATCTCCGTCAAATGTCAGTTTTGTGGATTAATAGGAATCCCGAATCCGAACTTTGCCACGAAATACCGGAACATATTAGTGTCATCATCTCTCTGCACCTCTTCCAGAAACCAGTGTCTCCAGCATTGACCATAATCATATGACTGGCTTTCCATGGTTGATACTATCTGCTCAACCGCTTCCCGTGCGCCATCCTTTGGGTACACTTTAAACTCGTACCCAAAGCATTCGCCTAATTCTCTATATTCCACTTCATATTTGCCATCTACTTTAACGGCAAGACATGTTGGGACTATTTTTTCCATCACTTTCATTTTCTCAATCATTGTTTTTTCCTTTCTTCTCTTCTGAAAATGCTAATTCTTCTGCTCACGAACTAACTGTTCGCATTCTACTGGTGTTAATTTGCACTGACAACATTGGCAACTTTTCCCAGTTACCTCACATCCGTAATCCTCATCATACTCATTTCTATTGCGAAACGGAATAACTACAACATAAGGACAGTTATAAAAATCCATCTGATACCTTCTTCCTGAAAATGCTAATTTTCAGTTACCTTCCAAAAGCAGCTTATTCAATTTCTCAACCCATTTTTGGAGCTTGTTATTATGTCTGTGAAATTGCCTAGCGTGATGCTTAGTTGTCGCTATATAATACTCTGAAATCAAAAAATAAAGATGTAATTTCAGCTTAAACATGCTTTATCCTCCAATTCCTAATTGTCCTATTTTAAAAGATTCTGAATTTCCCGGATATGCCGCCGTATATCTCCAGTCTTTTTCGGCCCCAGATCAACACACATATCTTCCACGGCTTCCATTAAATTTTTTGTCATACCCTCCAACTCATTTTCCGGATAGTATTTTTTAAGCACAATTCCCTCATCCGAAGTAAATATTTCCATCGGTGTGCCTTCGCTTATTCCTACCTTACGCCTTACTTCCTTCGGCAGCACTATCCTCCCCAAATCATCCACCCTGCGTATAATTCCTGTTGCATTCATATCTTTGTTGCTCCCTTCTTTAAATTTTAATTCAGTTAATAATTAGTTCCCAGTTACTTCTGTTAAATCCAAAATAATCATCTGGATTTTCGACAATATCTGTGTTACGGTCCATAAATACACAACTCTCAATGCACATATCCATATAGGGATTATCACCATACTTGTAGACCATTCCGGTATTTTTATCTTTTATGCTATAACCGATTTTTTTTGCTGCCTCTATGGCTCTGTAATAACGGTCAATTACTGTTCCGTACATAAGGTTCATTCCTCAAAATGTTGACTTAATTTAGCTACTAAATCAATAAATTTCAGCATCCCGCTACCCATCTTTTTTCTCCAAGCTGCGCTATGTGGCTGTCTACGTTGCGCAAAAGAGGACGGAATATTCATTCTTCTGGCAAAGGATGCACACACAACAGCATCTAACAAATCTTCACTGTCGCGCTCTTGTTCCGCAAGTAATAATCCATAGTCAACTCCCCACTTAAAACAATCAGCCAGGTCGTCTAATGTGATATCTTGTATAACATTGCTTTTGCGCTTATCATCCATTTATTGGTTATTCCTCCAAATATTAATTTACGATAACAATTTATCCACATAACCCAGGATGCATCCATACTTTTCCGCCAGCTTTCGGGATACGCTACTTCCTCTCGCGGCCTCGCTTTTTTCCCTCTGGATTCGTTCCTCAAGCCATTTACTCATTTCCTGCACCTGGACCTCATCCGGCCAGGAATCCCTCACCTGCTTAAGCATTTTACGTATCTGGCTCTTTCTCGCTCCCCGGAAGAATGTCTCTGCATTTATCTCCATCCTTCCGTTTGGGATGTTGAATTTAATTACCATCCTTAATCCTCCTTATCCTCGCCTTAAGGCTTTCCATCACCCAGTTCTGCGCATCATCCTTGCGCTGCAGGGCCTGCATCACATCCTCATCCCGTGTCCCGCTGCACACCAGATGGTGGATGATGACCTTCTCCTGCTGGCCCTGTCGATGCAGTCTCTTGTTAGCCTGGGTGTATAATTCATAGTTCCATGTAAGGCCGAACCAGATGACGTGATTCCCACCCTGCTGGAGGTTCAGGCCGTAGGCGCTGCTGGCCGGATGGGTCAGCAGGATGTCAATTCTCCTGGCGTTCCAGTCATCCTCGTCCTGCGGTGTCTTAAGCTCCCTCACCCGCAGGCCCGCCTTCTTAAGCGCTTCCAGTAGCCGTGTCCTGTCATGCTGGTAGTTGTAGAACACCAGGGCCGGCTTCCCTTGAAGGGACTCGACCAGTTCCATAAACGCCTCCACCTTACACCCGTGAACCTCATGAACTTGACGGTCCTCGTAGTAAATGGCCCCGTTGGCCAGCTGCATCAGCTTATTACTCAGGGCCGCCGCACTGGTTACGCTAATGTC